TGCTAGTTGATGTTGTTGTGATATTAAAATCACCGCCAGTTAAGTTGACTGCGCCCGAAACATCGAGGCTTTCAAATAGTGGGTCGGCATATGCTACGCCAATTGATTTTCCGTTTGACATGATTAATTCCTTTTAGTTAACAATTCCAATTTTTAAGAGATGCTGCTTTTCGGGTAGGCCTTCCCTTTTCATCTTTCATCGGCCCAGGCATTCCGCTCATCCTCGCACAAAAACTTTTTTTACGACCTTCGTCAGCTTTTGTTTTAGGGTTTGGAGCAGGTGCTTTAAGGTTTGCATTATTTTTTGCATTATATTCCGCCCTTCCTTTAGCGGTCATGCCCGCACCAGCTTCGGTGGGTTTGTAGTTCTTACCCTTACCGGTAGTGGTGCGCGCAATAGGTTTATTAGTGGTTTTTGGCATTATTGTCCTCAATGAAACAGACATCCTTCCAAGACATCACGATTAATTCTTCGCCGTCATCCTCGAACCGAGGGTAGGACAGGTAATCTTCCATGCCGCCAAATCGTATCCGCTGCCCAATTTCAATTGGATTAGGAATCAGTCGGCCCTTCTTGTCTATCTCGCCAGGTCCCACGGCCAGCACTTCGCCAATATTAGGTAGTTCTTCCATGATGACATCAATCACCTCGCTCTTAACCCGTTCAATGGGTCTTACAACGATTCGATCACGCAGCGGTCTTAGCATTTTTTCTTACCTTTTTAGGTGCTGGAGTGGCTGCCAATTCCGTGAATATTGGCTGCGGAGGCACCACGACTTGGTGTTCACCGCACCACATCCCAGCCTGTTTGGTGACAGTTTCAGGGTAGCGCCGGCAATGTCCAAACTGCGTACCTTGAAAAAATATACAATTCCCACAGTTCACTTTTGGTACATTTCGCCAGAATTGTTTGTGCCCATCTTGGTATCACGGCCTTTCATGGCCATTTTCTCGCCCATTGGCTTGTTTTTGCCCTCTTGCATCACGGCGTTTTTGGTCTTTTCTTTACGACCAGGATTATCGTTGCAGTCTTTTGGGCAGTTAAATGTGTTCATTTTGTGTTCCTTTAGGATAGTTGTTGCAGTTTGTAAAGCAAAGAGTTAATTAAATCGGTAATTTCGTCAATAGTATTCTGTAATTCGGGGTCTTTTGGCAAGTGTTTTCTGTTTTGATCAACATATTTTTGTAATGCTTTGAAGTACCGCACAGGGTCTTTATCAATCTCGAATTCTTCCTCGAATTCGTCTAATGGACCATACCGACCCATATACGACTCAACCAGCTGGTCTACAAGGTCTGGGACGGCGTTATAGTATTTCGCCAAGGCCTTATGCTGCGCATAGCTTTTGGTCTGCCAATGCTGCAAATGCGCACAAGTCGCAGAATTAAGTAATGCCAGCGAGAATGCTTCGATGTCTTTCATAATTCCTTCAAACAGTACATATTAATGACCTTCGGCCCTGTCATTTTATCTGCTTTTGCGCCTTTTGTAGCAACAATTTTATTCTGTTGATGCACTAATTTCCATAATACCGCTTTAATAGAATGGGGTTTAGCCAACAGTTCTTTTGCAATCTCAGCTTGCGTAATGTTGGGTTTTTGCCCCAACAATTCCAAAATATCTTGCGCAAGCCGTGGTCGGCGTTTTAACTTTTTCATAATAAACAGTTCCCTATAAAACTTTTACTTTTACCATACCGCCCCGCTGCTGGCTAACTTTGTATGTGCAATTAATTCGTTTGTCGTTAATATTCCAAGCATCGGCCAGACCGTCTTGGCCAGCTTTAAACGAGGCAATCATGTTGTCTTGGTCTCGTGGCCGGTTGTCCGGTGGATAAAACTCTATCTCTAAGTAAATCGGAGCGTCCTCCACAATGTGTTGAATAAATGGGATAGGTTGTTGCAGCGCCAGAATGCGGACCGCAAACCGGTACTTTTTCTTAGCCGATGCTACCGGCCCCCAATGCCCGCGGTAATTGGGGCTCAGTTCTTTAGGTGGCCAAGGCAGGGTTAGTCTATCGGAGGAGTTTTTGGATTGTGTCATTGAGTACCGATAGTTCAGTTTGTTTGGTTGCGTTCCATATGGATTTGCGACCATGAATGCCGTTATGGCTACCTTGGTGGCAATCCTTGCAGAGCGGAATACAGAGGTATTGCAGGCCTTGTTCTATGTGGTGGGCATCTGAGGGTTCAGACACGCCACAAACGCCACAGGGTAGCGATTTAACGCGTGTAAGGTGGTTTCTTTGGTTTGCGGTCAGTTTATTGTTCATTATTAACTTTGTTGATCCGCTCACCAATCCACCGCATTACTGGTACTGCCATAGAATTGCCCATAGCCTTGTATCGTGGGCCATCTGGGCAGTTTTCTTTAATGTTTGTATAGTTATCAGGAAAACCCTGTAATCTCTCGCACTCAACAGGCGTCAGTCTGCGGACAGCCATAGATTGACCATAAATATTAGGCACATGGTGATAATCAGACCCAGTATCTAATGTTTTAGAAACATTTCCAGTAACTGAATTATTAAAAGCGTCAAATCCTATAGCTATTGCTGGTGTTTTGCTTTTGTCTAGTGTTGGGGTAATTGCATCTACAGACATACTTTGGCTTTGGCTATTTTGCCAACCAAAGGCAACTGCATGGGCGGGATAGCCACCATTACCCCCAGACCTTAGTGTTGGGCTAATATTATGCCCAGCATCTCTTGCTGCATCGCATTGCGTAAAACCAATAGATTGCACTAAATGTCCTTCTTTGCCTCCAGCATTGCAATTTAATGTAGCAGCAACTTGAATTGGTTTAATTCTGCTATCTTGGTTATGCCATTCATAAGCAATATTTTGCACAAAAGGTATATTGCCACCGCCAGAACCCCATGTACTGGTTACTGTTTGGCATACCTCGCCCATTTCTTTTACTCTGCTATCGGATGGGTGGTTTTCGTAAACTGCAAAAATATGTCCACTATTGATTGATTGATGACTTAGTTTTTTGCCTCCACATTCTGTATCCAATGCCCCAACAATACTATTTTCAATAGAATTGTTTTTGCAAACAATAGGGTCAAGTATTAAACCGCGCCCATCTTTTAAATCTTGATTTCCAATTCCTTTGTAATCCCTTGCCATTAGGGTTCCGATTGTTGAATTGCCATCTGGAGAGCGACTTTCAATGCGGGCGGTAACTCTTTCGCCCTTTTTTCTGCCCTTCGGAGTATCCCTTCGCAAGCTCTCGGACTCAAATAAAACTTTTGCGGCAGACTCCCAGCTTCCAAGACATCCGACAACAAAGACTCTACGCCGTCTTTGGGGGACTCCAAAGTATTGAGCGTCAAGCACCCGATATGCGAACCCATACCCGCATTGGGCCACCGCCCCAAGAAAGGAACCAAAGTCCCGTCCACCTCCTGAACTGAGGACACCTGGCACATTTTCCCAAACGAACCACTTGGGTCTAAAGTGGTCAAGAATTCCAACATAGGTAAGGGCAAGGTTTCCCCTTGGGTCCTCAAGTCCTTTCCTAAGTCCTGCAACAGAGAATGATTGGCAGGGAGTTCCTCCAACCAAAAGTCCAATTGTTCCGTCAATTTGCCACTCCTTATATTTAGACATATCACCAAAATTGGTAACGCTTGGGTAACGATGGGCTAAGACTTGGCTTGGAAATTTCTCTATTTCGCTAAAACCTACGGGATTCCAACCCATGTGATGCCACGCAACTGTTGCGGCCTCAACTCCACTACATACGCTTAAATAGTTCATGCGGCCTTAACCGATCCGCGCAATACCGCAGCTTTAAATAAATAAGGTTGATCAAACTGGCTTTCCAAAATGCCCAACTCTTTGCCTTTAGCCACGATGCCAGGCCATGTTTCATGCCATTCTTTACCATCAACCACGCCAGGCAGGGTAACTTTTAACTCGTCAGACCAGCGCTCTTGGCGCAACCACGAGGCGGGGTAGCATACGAACTGGCCATCATTCTTGCGCCATTGGTCTGAGCGCATCTGCTGCCGAATAGCGTCTAACAGTTCCTGCAGCGGCGGGCGGATGCCCTCAGTCTGCTTCCACGCCTTGCGCGCATCTCCCTTGGCCACACGGCGTGGATAGGTTTTCCAAAATTCTTCAAAGTCTGTCATTTATCCCTCAACCAAATAGCTAAAGCAGCCAAAATAGCAATAACCAAAATAAACCAAGAAAAGTCCATTAATGATGGGGTTTGCGCAGAATAGGCAATCATTCGTCCGCCCTGTCTCGGATGGCCTTTGCGATATCCTCTTGTTCCATGCCCTCAAACCAAGACATCTCAGCGACCTTGGCGCATTGTTCGCGCTCGTAATCAGCTGCGCGTTTAATGGATTGAACTAGTTGGTCTCTAGCAATCCCTCTAAATTCCTCAAGTAAATTGTTTGCAAAGCATTCCAGTTGTGATTCGGTGGCCGACCAATTTTTTTTGGTTCTTACCATTCCGCATTTAAGGGCAACTTCTTCTAGGTCATCTAAGGTCATATTGTTCTCCTTTTGCAGAGAATAAATGAATAATAAATAGTTTGCAAGGCAGTTTTTAGTTTCTATTTGTTTTTGCCATAGATTACCCAAGGGTGATAGCCATGATCACTTTAGCACCAGCTTAGATAAGTAAAACAATCCAGCCTATGCGCCCCATAAGGCAACGATTTATCCTAGCCTAAGTTGTCTATCACCCATGTCTTAGGCTAGTTCCGCAGTCCCTCGTCGACAGGCTGCTCCGGTAATCTGGTGGTGAGCCGATACCGTATCTACTGTTCCGCGCTGCCGATTTAGGCCCATTACTATCGTGCGGAGTACGGTCAGCAGGCAATAAAAAACCCCAAATCCTTGGGTGGTGCGGCCTGGCGGGGCATCCTTGGAATAAGTCCTCTTTACGGCGAATGACCGATTCCAAGCATTTTTCGCACCACCGAAAAATTCGGGGTTTAACGCCTATAAAGAGATTCCAACGGTTGCCACACCGCTGACACCCATATATTACCACGGCTAGGCAAGTAGGCATACGCCTATTTTTGGTAGGCAAGCGCCTATTTTTCTAGTGGTTTACCCTAGTTTTATAGGTATTTTCCCTAATTTTGATAAAAAAACGCATAAATCTGTTGCAAACAGTAAATAAACAGTTTACTATTCATTTACGGTCATTTGATCGGGCAACAAAATCGGAGAGAAAAATGAAACAAGCAAGCGTACAAATGTCACAACGCCAAGCCCAAATGGTATTGGAACTGTTGAGAAAACAATTAGAAGAAAAAAATAACAACGATTATCAATATTTCAAAATTGTTGGTGACGAAAAAGCTGAACAGTTTAAATCTAACCAAATTATTGAAAAACAATTATTGCGTTCTTTAATTGCAAATATTAAAGATGCCGCAGAAATTGCTTAATTAAATTACAACCATATTAATCGGAGAGAAGAAATGGACGATTTACAAGACTTACATCACCACCAGCAGTTGCAGCATCAAGAGCAACAGGCGCAACCAGCTTATTGCGACTACATCGCTCACATCACCAAAAGAGCCCTTAACGCACCAGACCCTTTAGCCATTGTTTATGGTGCGGGTCGCATTCATTGGGACTTAGGTCCAGAGGGTCAATTTCTTAGTACCAAAAAGCATTTGTTTGTTGTCGATTGCAATGGCCGTCATTACAAAATCACCGTGGAGGAAGTATGACCAAAATTAACCTAGTAGCAAAACATTTAATCAGCAAGAAAAAAATAACCAGCTGGGAGGCAATCGAGCGCTACCACGCCACACGCCTAGCTGACATCATTTATGACCTTAAAGCAGAGGGTTGGGACATTGTTACCGATATGGTCAAAGAGCCGTCTGGTGTGCGTTACGCAGTCTACCGCTTGATCTCAGTACCACGCAAAAGTCGGGTGTCAGCATGAGAAAAACTAACTTTGAGGCCAATAAATGGCAGCGCAATGTGTTTACTAAAAAAGAATCTCCTTGGATGGAGGCCTTTGCTGCCGTAGGTTTAGTTGTATTTATTTTACTTTTAGCATTTATTTAACGGAGAGAATATGCAAAAAATAGCAACCGCATTAGTCAAAGCGCAAAAAGCCTTTGGGCCTGCGCTCAAATCGTCCACCAATCCACATTTTAAATCTAGGTATGCCGACTTGGCAGCTTGCGTTGAGGCCGTGATTGATGCCCTAAACGACAACGGTATCGCCTTGGTCCAACATTCTCATGAATGTGCAGATGGAATCATCATCGAGACCATTTTTATCCATGAGTCTGGTGAAATGATTTCGGGTGGCAAACTCCATGTGCCAGCCACCAAACAGGATGCTCAGGGGTATGGTAGTGCCATGACCTATGCTCGGAGATTCAGTTTGCAAGCAGCCTGTGGCATCGCTCCAGTTGACGATGACGGCAATCAAGCATCGCGCCCAGTAAAACCTAAATCAACCCGCACCAAGGCAGAGATTGAGGCCCTGATTACGGCAGCCACATCAACCGACCAGCTGACTGCGACATGGAAAACATTAGCAGCAGACGAGCGGGAAATGGTGCGGGACTTTGCAGCCAAACATCACACCAAATTAAAAGGAGATCAAAATGCGTGAACCAAATCCATTCCAACAAGACGGGACCTGGTGGAACGACCGACTCGGTAAGTTGACCGGTTCCAGAATGGCTGCTGCCATGAACTTCCTAAAGTCTGGCAAAGAGTCTAGTGAGCGAGAAAACCTGCGTTACGAGGTGGTGGCCGAGCGCATTACCAACACCTTTGCCGACAAATATATGACCTCGGATATGCAATGGGGCGTGGAGCAGGAGGCAGCAGCTAAGGAGGCCTTTGAAAACCTCACCGGTTTAATGGTTAAGGATGTCGGCTTTATTGACCACCCAAACATTGACCATTGCGGAGTGAGCCCTGACGGTTTCGTGTCCGATGGATCGCTCATAGAAGTCAAATGCCCCAAGACTAAGACACACATGAAATATGTGGCCAACCAAGCTATCCCACCGGAATACAAACCACAGATGCTTTTGCAATCAGCTTGTACTGGTAAGGATGTTTGGTTTGTATCTTACGACCCGCGCATGGGCGAGGGCAAAGACTTATTCATCAAGAAATATGTCCCGACCCCAGAGGAGTTGGCAGAGGTTGAGGCAGCTGCCGAAAAGTTTTTGGCCGAGTGCGATGCATTATTTGAGTTTTTTAATGACGAATCGAATTATTTTGATAAAGGGAGTTTTTAAATGTTAATGATCGGATTAGCCCGCTTGGGCAACGACCCAGAAGTACGCTTTACACCAGACGGCAAAGCCGTTATGGATTTGTCCTTGGCGTTCTCGTATGGCCGTAAGGTTGATGGTAAGCAGCCAACCCAATGGGTCAACGGGACCATGTGGGGCGATAGATGCGAGAAGTTAAGACCGCACCTTACCAAAGGCCAATTATTGTTTGTCAGCATGACCGAACCCCATGTAGAAACCTATAAGCGCCATGATGGCACCGAGGGCGTTACTTTAAGGGCTAGGGTGGGCGAATTAGAGTTTGCTGGGGCAAAGCCTGACTCGCAGCCACAAACGCCTCAGAGCGCCGGAAAATACCCTTCTCGGTCCTATGCGGGTGACATTAACGATGACACGCCATTCTAGGGGAAGACCATGAAAATGATCATAGCCGGTGTTTGTTTACTAATTCTTAGTGGCTGCGGCATCCTGCCAGACAAAAACGCCATGCCAGAACAATGGCTGGTAGTTGACGATAAGGTTCATTCTATGAGCCGTCTTGAGGTGGTTACCGCCATTCAGGACTGCCAGGTTGCTAAGACTAGAGCCGTAGTCATTTACGGCAAGCGCAAGGTTGGTGGTATGACCCGCGATATTGTGGTGGATGTCACTTGCGCACCGCTTTACTAAGCATAAGGACGAGTACCGCTGCGATCAATAATCAATGCCTGTTGCCTAGGTTTATCTTCTGGGTTATTAGGGATTGAGATATGGGTCCAGCGGTCAAACTCTCTGATAATCTGGTCGTAACCAAGTCCCGCAGCCATAATAGTTTTAACCACCTCATCGGGGGTCATGCCTGGGATGCGGATGTCAGCAGCGCAACCAACTCGGTGCTGGCTAGTGTCTTTTGACCCAACCGCGTCATTGACCTGTTTGCAGCGAAACGCCGAATTAATCATTACGGGTTTACCGCCTAAGACGGTTTTGACCTGTTCTAAAAACTTAGCTAGTCGGTTTAGGTTAGCCAATTCATCAGGGTTTGGCGTATTGTCAAACTGCCGGTGGTCGGTAGTGGTTAATTCTTCCAGGCTAAAGTGGAGAGTAAGTGGAGTAATCATTTTTTAATCATCCCTTTCATTTCTTCTGTTTTGTTTTTGCTGCCTTGGCTGGACCCAAAGTAAAACGATAAAAATTGTCCCGCAGCCGAGGTTATAAACCCAAGAGCAAAAATAA